TATCGTAATAGTAGATATCTTAATACGAGGTAGCATTGAGGAGCGCCAATGGGCTGCCCTACAGCAGAAATCTGCCATAGCTGACGCCGTTATTGATGGGGCAGGTATAGACAAAGATGACGGGTTGCAGCTTACGCTTGGCAGTTTAAAGCAATTTTTGAATAAAACTATATTATAATAATACAATGCCAAACGCACCAAAGACTCCTACGCGTACCCTTCGGGTCTCTGACGACCTTTGGATTGCTGTGCAGAAAAAAGCCGCAAGTGAGAAAGTAACAGTAACTAGCGTGATTATAAAATATTTAGAAGAGTATTTGACAAAAGAATAAATCCATACTAACTTATCCCTTATACACTACACAGGGAGATGATATGGATATCAAGTCAACAGTTCGGCAGTATTTGCGTCTTAAAGACGAAGCCGCTATTCTTACTAACAGAACTAACCAACTTAAAGAAGAACTCTTACAAGCCGTAGACGCCTCTGAAGAAGATGATAGAGGGCATAAAAAGCTTACTGTTGACGATGAGTTTAAAGGCGAAGTGGTTCTTACTAAACAACGAAAAGTTTCTAAAAATCTAGATATGCAAGTTGCTGAGGATATACTTACCGCTAAAGGCATAGTAGATAAGTGTATTAAAATGATCCCTACTTTAGACGAGTCTTCTATTATGGCGGCTTTCTACGAAGGCGTTTTGACTGAAGAAGATATTGATGCTATGTTTCCAAGTAAAGTTACGTATGCGTTTTTGGTTAATGCTAAATGACAGAAGACTTTATTGAGTCTATGTTTAGTGACGTTGACCAATACTACCCAGGTAGTAAAAGAAAACGTAAAGAAAAAGTAGAGCCTAAGCGTGAAATAGAACCAAAAGATTTATGGGATAAACACCCTCGTGTGATTACTTTGCCAAATGGTAAAGGCATTGAGATGTTTACTATCGGAGCCCTAGCCGAGGCTTTAGGGCGCCCCATAATAACTATACGTTCTTGGATTAAAGAAGGACATCTACCTGCATCACCTTATAGACTTCCCGCTAGTAAAAACGCTAACGGGGAACTCCGCCAAGGGAATCGTTTGTACTCAAGGACGATGGTGGAGAAAGCAATTGAGATGTTTGAGAAAGCTGGACTTCTATATGTAAAGCGTATAGACTGGCCAGCGCACAAACAACTCAGTGCTGAACTTGCTGAGGCGTGGAGTAATATCCGCGCAGATGAAACTAAATAAACAATATGACAAAGGATGATAAAAATGGCAGTAAATCGTACAGATGAATACCTTCCAGAAACAGATGAGTTTGCTGTAATGGAGACTCCTATTGAGGAACGACCAGCAAAGCCTACAAGCTCAGCTGTGCAGTCCGGATGGGATGCGGCAGAAAAGTCAACAGTATCAGGTAACTACCCAACTGATTTTAAGTTTGGGGATACTCCACAGATCATTAAGTTCATTGATCTTAACGGTCCATTCGCTGTTTACAAACAACACTTCTTGACCCAGAAGACTTCAGGGCAACGTTCATACATTTCTTTGGGGGCTAATGACCCATTGTGTGTAAAGCTTGGAAGCAAGCCAGAACTTAAGCGCGCATTTAGTATTATTAATCTAAGTGCTGTAGGCGGTCCACGTCGCGAGCGTTTGATTGCAAGCCCGCGCCTATATGATGCTCTTCACGCTGCAGAGTTTTCCCCTCAGGGACCTCTTACCAAGAACTATTGGGCTATCTCTCGTTCAGGTAAAATGCAGACCACTATGTACCATTTGAATGCGGTTAAGTCCCGTGACCTTGTAGAGGACTGGGGAATTACTGATATCGAAGCTATTGAGAAAACAATGGCAGACATTAAACCGTACACAAGTGCTGATCTCACCGAGCCTACATGGGCAGAGTTGGAAGCTGTAGCAGCTTCACTTCTTTAATTAATCGGTTGCTGAAGGGCTGGCGGAAACGCTGGCCCTTTAGCCTTACATTGAGGTCTTAAATGAATGTTATTACTACTAAAGAACAACTAGCAGAGTTAGTTGAGTACTATCTTAAACAAGATGCTTTTGCATTTGACGTTGAAACCGTAGGCGACCTTAGAGGTACGCCAGCAGTAAACGAAGTACTGTGGATATCTTTAGCCACTCATGGTCGCGGAGATGTCATACCTATGGGTCACCCTAATGGCGACTTTGTAGAGTTAATTAGACCTCTTACAGGTCAAGGTCAAAAGAGAGTAGATGCTGGGTTACAAGCCAGACCTCTTGACTTTTCACGAGATGATAAAAAAGCTGAAAAAGTATTTACCCCTGCACCAGACCAGTTGTTTCCTGCAGAGGTTTTTGAGGCGCTTAAACCCCTTATGTTTCACCCTACGATGGTTAAGATTGGTCACAACTTAGGGTTTGATCTATCTTCAGTCGCAAAGTACTACAACAATGAAGTTCCATGCGGTCCGTATTTTGATACTCTGATGGCATCGTTTCTATACGATAACCGAAACCGAGGGCGTTTAGGTCTAGATGATTGCCTTGAACGCGAACTTGGGTTTAAGATGAAAAAAGGTATTGGATACCAAGTAGAGATTTATTCTTTTGATGAGGTAGCTAAGTACGCCTACTTAGACGCTAAATACACATTCTTATTATGGAAGGTTTTGGTTCCAAAACTAGAAGAGGCTGACGTCACAAAAGTAATGGCGTTAGAGATGGAAGTTTTGTCAGTGCTTTGTGATATGAAACTTACAGGCGCGCCTATTGATACCGAGGCTTTGCAGATACTAAACGACCTTCTTGAAAAAGAATTAGAGCAAACACGATCAGATGTTTACAGGATCGCAGGTCAAGTCTTTAATATGAACTCTACTGCCGATAAACAGTGGGTTCTTTATGGTCCTAAAGAAGAGGGTTGTCGCGGTTTAAAGACAATTCTTTTAACTGGCTCAGGTAAGAATAACCAAGAGGAAAAAGGCGGGGATAGCCTTACCCATAAGGATTATTCTGTAAGCGCTGAGGCGTTAGAGGATTTGCGTGGTAAGGATGAGTTGGTAGACGCTATGCTCACATATGCGGACTTAAACAAGTTACATAGTACGTATGTAGTTCCTTACTTGGGCGGTGAAGTGGTTAAAACCACCAACGGTAAATCTAAGGTTGAGACTCGGGAAAGCATGTTAGTCAACGGGCGCTTATACGCTGACTTTATCCAGTGGGGGGCTGAAACAGGTAGGTTTAGTTCTAGAAACCCTAATTTACAGAACATCCCAGCTCCAGATAGCAAACTGCCAGCCGAGAAGGACAATGGAAAGGCTATCCGTAATTTGTTTGCCGCCCCAGAGGGGTACAAGTTGGTTGTAGCTGACTACTCTCAGATCGAGCCCAGAGTTCTAGCCTCAATGTGTAAAGATCCAATTCTTTTAGAGACCTACACGACCCCTGGTGAAAAGGGTGATATCTACACTACAATTGGTAAAACTATGGGGGTTGATAGGAAAGCAGGTAAGGTTTTGGTATTGGCTATGATGTATGGGGTAGGCCCAGACAAGATTTCTAGTCAGATTGGCTGTTCCGTGCAGGAAGCTAAAGCTTTACTTAATAGTTTTGCTGAAAGTTTCCCTTCCATATCTAGTTACAAATCTACCGTAATAAGCGTAACTAGGAAAAAAGGATACGTGACCACCATTTTAAACCGTAGGCGTTACCTACCGGATATTGATTCCCGCATAATTAAGTTTAGAGCAAGCGCTGAAAGGCAGGCTTTCAACACTCGTATCCAGGGATCTGCTGCAGATATCATTAAACTTGCTATGATTAGGGCCCACGCTTCATTACCTAAGGAGTCTAAGTTGATTTTGACAGTTCATGATGAACTTGTAACCCTAGCTCCTGATTCTTTAATAGACCAAACTAGGGAAGCTATTAGAGAGGCTATGGAGGGCATAAAGCTATTAGCTACACCTCTTGTAGCAGACATTAAAGTAGTTCAAAAGTGGGGTGAGGCTAAATGATGTGGCCTTTTAACAAGAAGAAGAAGCCCGACCTTGAAGTTTTAACCAGCGAAGTGCCTGTGACCACAATGATACGCTGGTTCCTACACGATGTTGGCAGCGAAGGGATTGACGAGATTATCGGTCTATCCCCTGTAAGTGATGAGGGTTACGATAAAGAACAACAAGATAGCGATGAGCGCCTAACTGAATTAGAGCCTATAATTCCTTTTATAGAGTTCATCTCAGGTGTGGCTGGAAATGTCCTTTCGACTAACGCTTTACTTGGTTCCGATGAGGAAGAGCTAGCAGAGTTATTCGATGAAGATATAGAAGGATTGTCTACTAGCTTGTCAACTATTTATAAATCAGTAGCGTTTTCTTCCATTCTTGGAGCTTTTTCTATAGCTTCGTCTTTAGGTTTAATCCAAGTAACAGCTGTAACTTCAGACCTACATGATATGGAGAAATTTGATGAGTAACGCAGATTGGTGGGCAAAGAAACTTGGGCAACCTCCCCAACCCCAACCTATTATGCCGCAGGTTCCTCTTGCTCAACCGCAACCTGCTAATTATGCTCAACCTCAACAGCCTCAGTATCCACCCACTCAGCAGTTAACGCCGCAATCTGAGCGCTGCCCTGGGTGTGGTAGCGGTAACTATGGGGGTCCTAATGGTTACGCAAAAAGGTGCTATGATTGCGGCTACCCAATTCAACAGTCGGGTAGTGGTTTAGGAAAAGGTATTGTCAACCCAGGTCAGAAATCAGCTGGGGCAGCAGTCCCAGCTAGACAAGTACAAACAGGTGGTTTCAATGGAACCACACCAGCTATAGGACCGGATGGAAGCTTTCTATGATTAAATTTAGTGGTGACCTCACCAAATTAGTTGCAGGTATTAACAAGAAAATGGGTGAAGACACGATTGTTTTAGGCTCGGATATAACAGAGTCAGGTAAACGATTTACGTCCGGTTCTATATCCTTAGACGTTGCTTTAGGTGGGGGTTGGCCAGCAAACCAATGGCATGAGCTCATTGGGGAGTCCAGTAATGGTAAGACTGCTCTTGCGCTTAAAACTATTGCCGCTAATCAGGCTATCAATCCAGAGTTTACTGCCGTCTGGGTTGCCGCAGAAGAGTGGGTGCCAGAGTACGCTGAAATGTGCGGTGTTGATTCCTCAAGGCTACTTGTCATATCTACTAACATTATGGAAGAGGCTTACGAAGCCGTTATCCAGATTACAGAGTCTCGTGAGATTGACTGCATTGTCATTGATAGCCTTCCTGCTCTTGTGCCTAGCGCAGAAGATGAAAAAGATATGGAAGAGTTCACAGTAGGTAAGGGCGCGCTCCTTACCAATAAGTTCTTCCGTAAGGTCGGTAAGGCCTCTAAACGGTCTTTAACGCGCCCAGAGCGCCCTTTCTTAGGAATAATCATTAACCAATGGCGCTCAAAGATTGGTGTCATGTACGGCGATCCTAGGACTACCCCTGGTGGTATGGGTAAGGACTATTCTTACTTTACCCGAGTAGAGGTTCGCAGAGATGAATGGATTGAAGCTGGCACAGGGCAGGATAAGGCTTTTGTAGGTCAATCTATTAAGTTTAGGGTTATTAAGAACAAATCCGCTGCGCCTAAACAAGTGGCTACCGCTGACTTTTACTTCTCTAACGGTGGGCCTGTACCTGCTGGTGAGTTTGATTTTGCTAAAGAAATCGTAGCTATAGGAATAATAAACAAGGTTATTACAAGAGCTGGTGCCTATTACAGGTATGGCGATTCGCAATGGCAGGGTCAAGAGGGTATACTACAGGCTATACGGGAAGAGATTGATCTTAGAGAGTCCCTCGAACGAAGCGTACTAGATTCAATTAAAGCTGGGTCAAAGCGCGTAAGTGAAGAGTAAGGGTCTTAAGGAATCTCAAAAGCATGAGGCACGACTCGCAGAAGTTCTAGACGGGAAAGTCAACGCTGGAAGCGGAGCTTTTTGGAGTCGTAAAGGTGATGTTCGGGCTGCTGATGTTCTAGTAGAGCATAAGTACACGGGCAAATCCTCCTTTACCGTCAAAGCAGCGGTTTTGGAAAAGATTGTCAAAGAAGCGATATTTGATGGTCGTATGCCTGTGCTAGGTATTAGCCTAAACAACGAAAACTATATCTGCTTAACTGAGGATGATTTTCTAGAACTGCTCCATAGCTTCCAGGAGCATAAAACTTGTACGAAGAAGATATCGGGCACGACGAAGGCTGGCGATATAAAGCCAAATGCCGAGGAATGAATACAGAACTCTGGTACCCACCCAGAGATAAAGCTAAATATAAACCTATTGCTGAAGTATCTAAAGCTGTTTGCTATGGAAAAGATGGGCTTCCAGAGTGCCCCGTAAGAAAACAATGTTTATTGTACGCAGAGGGCATGAATGAACAGCATGGTATCTGGGGCGGAATGAGCCACAGAGAAAGAAACGCGCTTAAACGTAAAGCTGCAAGTAAGGGCATGACACTTGAAGAATGGGTTGATAAGTGGTAAGTTCCATCTATGAGTTACAAACCAAGCGGTGCGCTAAAGAAGTTTATAGACGTGTCTAAAAAAAACACAAGAGTAATTGGTTCTGTAGAGCGTCATCTATTATCGCGCCCTAAAGATAAGTCACGAAGAACAGATATGCTGCATCCTTCGGACATGGTGGGTAACGACTGGTGCCATAGAGCTTCTTACTTCCATTTATTAGGGCATCAACCTTTAGAGACTAGAACTGCTAGTTTTCGATTAGAACTTGTATTCCAAGAAGGTCACGATATCCATGCTAAGTGGCAAAAGTGGTTTCAGGATATGGGAGTACTAAAAGGGCAATGGTATTGCGATGAATGCGAAGAGCTCTTCTGGGGTATGCCAGATTGCCATGATGGTCCTCTAACTTACAGAGAAGTTCCGTTCTTAAATGAAGAGTATAGGATTACTGGTAAATCAGATGGTTGGCTTGTCGGATTAGGTGACCCTTTATTTCTAGAGATTAAGTCTGTAGGTGAGGGCACTTTACGTTGGGAAATCCCAGACGTTTATGCAGATAATGGCTATGACTTTAATAAAACATGGAAGTCAATTAACGCACCCTTTAAAAAGCATATTGACCAAGTACAGCTATACCTAGAGTTGGCGCGCCTTCAAGGGTATGAAGATGTACCTGAAGAAGCCATTATTATCTATGAGGCTAAACCTAACCAAGAGGTTAAAGAGTTTGTAATACCCCGTAGTAGCTGGGGTATTTCCCATTTACTAGATTCTGCTAAGATGATCGTAGAGGCTGTAAATTCAAATACTCCTCCTGTATGTAATATAACTCTAGATGGATGTGGACGGTGCAAAGGCTATGGTAATTGAACTACTTGCGGATGGAATAACTGCTTCAGTTTTAGATGTACTTGAGTCCCAAGGGCTAAATGTAAGACGTACTTTAGACGTTGATGTTCCTCCATTTCCAAATGATATTACTGCAGTTGATGACCAGGAACTTATGCGCTTAGCTCGTTGTTATATGGAGAACTACAACTTTCTTATAACTCAAGTAGCATGTGCAGAGCTGGCTGTTACTGAGTCTGAAAATGCTTACGACAAGGCAGAAGCTCACCTTCTAATATCTGGGTCGTCTGATCCAAAGATAAAAGCTACCGCTATTAAAGCGTCCATACTTGTTGATAAAGATATGCAAGCCATGTCTGGAGCGCTTATGCAAGCAAAGGCTTATCATAAGTTGCTCAAAACAATGCAAGACAATTTAGAGAGATACTACCAACTAACTAGCCGTGAACTCACTCGCAGAACCTCCTCCATTAAGCGATTCTGATGAAGGAATTTAAACACGGAGTAGTGGAGTTAGACAAGCCTGTCTTTATTGGAATTGACCAATCTTATTCAGGGTTTGCCGTAACCGCGCTACAAGGTGATAACCATTACACTACAGTTTTTACATCCAGTATGCGAGGCATTCAGCGCCTAAATGATATAAGAGCGCACTTAATTAAATCTATAAAGCCCTTTCAAATCCAAGATGTAGCTATGGAGGGCTATGCCTTCGGGTCTCAGATGGCAAACATGCTAGGTGAGCTAGGCGGGATGGTAAAGCTAACCTTATTAGACTTTAACCTGTACCCGTTGATAGTTCCGCCCACTAGTCTTAAGAAGTATGTAACTGGTAAAGGTACTGGGGTTCCTAAAAGCCAAATGCTTTTGCATGTGTATAAAAAGTGGGGAGTTGACATTACCGATGACAACGCCGCAGATTCGTATTCCCTTGCTAAACTGGTTTCTGGTACACACACCCTTGCCTATGAAAAAGAAATTTATGATAAACTTAGGGACCCAAAGTTCAGGGAGAGGTAATGCCAAACTACGGTTTTAAATGCTCCGTTTGCGGAGGTATACAGGAGGCTTATAGGGAATTTGGCTCCAATTATGCCCCTCGTTGCTGCAATGCCCCTATGGAACAGATTTACTCAATACCGTTTGGTACCAGGACAGTAGTAGAAGGCGAAGCTGACGTATGAGTAAGACTCAAGATAAGAGAGCGCTTCGCATTAAAGAACAAAAGCAATTTATATCAGAGCGCAGAAATCAACAATTAACCATGTTAGAACAGGCGTACGAAACTGGGCTTAGACTATATGAAGCAAATAAAGATAATCTATCCCCAGAGCAAATAGACGCTATTGAGGCTATGAAAGCTGAACAGCTTGAGGCTTTAGAAAGGCTTCGTAATGAGGTCAATTAGGGAGCTTAAGCCAGATTACACAGGGACTATGGACTACGCCGATGAGGTGCTTCATGAATGTCCTAAATGCGAGAGCAACATTTGGTTATTAAAGGTATGTTTTGATGACTACGAAATATCACAGTATATGCTTGATATGGAATGTGCGGTATGCGGAAGCTACGCAAAAGCGCCAACTCCATTAGATAAACCCTAACACTAAATGAGGTTTAGCCTGTAAAATATTACAGTAAACCTCACACTTTATACCAAGTAATCCCACTATTCGTAAACCGAGGTATAAAGTGACAGAACAACAAGACGAAAATGTCCTGCGCGTTTCCGCAGGGTCCAACCCACAGGCCTTAGCTTCAGCTATCGCCCATGCTATTTATGAGACCAGAACCTGCAAAGTTCGTGCCGTAGGCGCTGGGGCTGTAAATCAAGCAACAAAAGCCCTGGCAATTGCTCGCGGATATACCGCGCCTAGGGGTATAGATATTGCCTATGTTCCTGGTTTTACTACAATTCAAAGCCATGATGGGGATATTAGTGCGATTGTCCTTACAGTAATCGTAATTTAGAGTACAGTTACTTAAACAACCTTTAGGCCAAAGGACATTAAATGAAAGATTCAACTAATAACCCAGCACCTATTGCTCCAGTAAACGCTGAAGTAAAGAGTGTTCCATTTGAAAACGTTTCTGGAGAACCTTCTAAGCATACTATTTCTATGCCTAGAAAGAACACAGCAGCTGGCGACCCTTACGCACAACCAAAGCCTTCACGCCCTAATATGTTAGCTACAGGCGGAGCTCGCTACGGTATCCGTGTTAAGTTTCAACAGTCTATAGCCCCAGAAGCAGGAGCTACGCAGGGTAATGGACGTATTTTGCCTTCATCAATTAAGCGCTCATCCGCTACTTTTGCCGAAGGAATGGGCGACCACAACTAAGTTCCTTGCTTTAACTAATTTAGGAGCATAATGACAACCTTAGCCGCTTACCAAGGCGACGGTTGGGCTACCATAGGTTGCGATTCAAGGGCTACCGATGAGGTAGGCAACATCATGGATTTAGCCACGCCTAAAATCTTAGAAAACGGTCCTTATTTAATTGCTGTGGCTGGGTCTAGCCGAGGTGGGAATATCCTCCAATACGGCTGGACTCCGCCTAAACCCCCATTGTCTAACGACTTATCTACATTAGACAAGTTTGTTACTGGCAAGCTTATTCCAGCCATCCGTAAAGTCTTTATTGATTCTGGGTTTGATATGAAAGACGATGGAGCTGTTGCTATGACAGATTCCGTGTTCCTAATAGCTTTTAATGGAATTGTTTACTGGATTAACGCAGATTACTCTTGGGACAGGGATGTTCGTGGTATTTACTACCACGGCTCAGGGGGCATAGCTGCAGCCGTTGCCATGACAGCTTTAGGCATTGACAAGTGTAAAGACTCAAAATCAGCTGAAAAGGTAATTGTCAAGGCTGTAGATATAGCAACTCAATGGGACGTTTATAGCCACGGTCCGATTATAGTTCGCTCCCAACATTATTAAATTTACCTAACCCTAGCCCCCGTCTAAATGGCGGGGGTTTTTTCTTGTTTTTTAATAGTTTTATGTTACTATTATCACGTTGAGGCACCTAAACAACAAGGAGAAACATGTTGGAAGTATTGACACGTTATGTGAATGGGTCTAATTTAACTGGATGTGTAGTTTCCCAATGGATTTCAACCCTAAACGAAGAAGAACAAAAGTTATTGCAACAATTAAAAGAGAAAAGCAGTGATGTTAAAATTGCAAATCTTTATGAAGACTTGGCTCAGAGTGTTGGTTTACCTTTTAAATTAACTGCCTTTAGATCCCACCTTAGGAGTTATTGCACATGTCGGTAAAAAAAAGCATACTTGACGTATTAGAAAACGCTATTAACGGTGCTGACAAAGGTGATTGGGCATGGCCTCCGATTCAACAGGCCGCCCCAACTGTAATTAAACCTGCTGAGTATAAAGAAAAACAAGCGACTAAAAATGGGTTTAAACTATTTGTATTTGTGCCAGACCCTCAGATAGGTTACCGCAAGTATGAAGATGGAACAATGGACCCATTTCATGATGAGGCTGCAATTGATGTTCACTTTCAATTACTGGCTTATTTAGAGGAACGATATGGCGTAGATGAGATCGTCCATCTTGGAGACTATCTAGACCTACCAACAATGGGTAAATATGCGCAGGAAGAAATGTTTGCGCACACTGTACAGCCAGCACTTGATTATGGCCATGCGTTATTAGCAAAACAGAGGGCTACTTGCCCCAAAGCCAAGATTACTTTATTAGAAGGTAATCACGACTGCCGTATGCAAAAGTATGTAGTTATGAACGCAATGGCTTCTAAGGGCATTAAACGAGCAAACTCTGCGCCTGAAGAATGGCCAGTTATGTCCGTTCAGTACTTATTGCGCTTAGACGAATTAGGAGTTAATTATGTGGGAGCGTATCCTGCCGGAGAGTATTGGATTACCCCTTATTTACGTGCTATTCATGGCACTACTGTTCGTTCTGGCGGGTCTACTGCATCTGCTTATGTCAATAAAAACCCGCATGTATCTACCATATTTGGGCATGCTCATAGGCAAGAGCTTCAGTACAAAACTGTTGCTAACGGTGACGGGCCTATCCGTTCTGTATCTGCTAGTCCAGGTTGCCTATGCCGTGTTGATGGGGCCGTTCCTTCTTATGGTTCTGGTCTTAACGATAATGGTCGCCCTGTTAAACACTGGGAAGATTGGCAACAGGGAATAATGATTGGTTGGGTGCACGAAGACGGTCACTTTACTTTACAACCTATTCACATTATGGATAAGTGGGCAGTTTACGAAGGTAAAGAGTTTAAGTCCAACCTATAGATAATTAGGCGTATCCTTGTCTTATGACTGCAGCGCATCAAAACATACAAAACCTGGGAGCAGGTGGTATGTATGGTACTAACACCGTTTACGGCGGTGGCGGTCAGCCTGTTGCTAGAAGTGAACTGGACTTCCTTCGCCTTGGTGTAGGTCGAACCCCACAAGCTGAATATCCTGATGGTTACTTAGGGACGATTCGTACTCGTAGAGATGATCGCGGTAGAGACACCTCAGATAATGTATTAAACGCGCTTAAAGTGCGTGTAGGTCAGCGCTCCTACCAACGTGGTGTACACCGCGGGGAGCGCATTGACGTACAAGATTACTATTATCCAGAAGGTCTTGAGCCAACCAGAGGTCTTACTCGCCAATTAAAAAGTGTAAAAGTAGGTAATACTTTGCAATCCCCAAGATATGTAGAGAATGCTATGGCTGCTCCAGCACCGCACCTTCCAAATGATGGTAAAGCAAATATGAGAAGCACATCTCCAATGTCATTAGACAAACATCGTGTAGATCAAATGGCGCGCATGAGAACTCCGTGGAGATAAGATATGGCTGAAAACACAGATTTTCCGTTGTTTAATCATAAACACCCCCATGCTGCCACCCGCAGTCGTCAGTTTAATACCCTTGTTCGTAACATTACGACCACGCATAACGAATTACAAAAAAATCATCCACAAGTTCTTAGAGAGGGAACACAATGGTATGACCGAGCTCAAGAAACTGCAGATAGACTCGGTAGAGGGGATATGCACAAAGGTGCAGGTATTATCGCTGCCTTATCCCCACAAAGAGACTGGGATCGAAATGTGCGAATTGCTAATGAATTTGTTAATTCAGGAACTACAACAGATCAAACAGCTGTTCAAATACGTAAAGCACGGCGTATTCTTGAAGGAGAGAATCCTACTGATGTTTTGGGCGGCTTAAAAGAAACAAGTTTTTACCATAACATTTCTGATCCTAACAACCCACATCATGTAACCATAGACCGTCATGCACATGACGTAGCGGTAGGCAAAAAATATGGTTCAGCCGAACGTGGGTTAACTGCTCCAGGACGTTACGAAGCATTTCATAACGCATATAACCTTGCCTCACAGCATTTAGGCTTTGAAGTACCTAGTCGTTTGCAGTCCGGTGTGTGGGTTGGTCAGGAGCAGGGTCTAACACGCTTTTCATAAGCTCGTAAGCTGTGTCCTGATCGCGCAATAATTTTAGTTGCACATCAGGCTCCATAGAAGGCACGAAGACGGTATCCTTAATAACTGAATAAATAAACTGTAATTGTTCTTCTGTAAACATATGTATACAATATCAGAAAGGCCCAAGAATGACTAAATTTGCAGATGGAGTCTACGGACGTAGACCGTGGGTAGCGCCGCCCGAAGCCGCATATCCCCCGCAGAGTTATATCGGGCCATTTCAATCTAATCAAGAGCGCTTAATAAGCCAATCTATTGCAGCTTGGACAATGAGTAAGCCAGAACTACAAGAGTATGTAAGGCCGCCTTTGCCACAAATAAAGCTATTTCCAGCTCGGTTTGGGTACTCAGAAGATGAAATTGGTATTGAAGACTTAGTAAATATGCCTAGAAACATAGCTACAACTCAGCGCGTAGAGTCTGACTATAGCCAGACCCCTAATACAACCGAATCAACCAGTACTAACTCGTTAGGACCTACAATATGAAGAATGATCCAGGGCTTTTTACAGATAGCACAGGCGAAGGGATGGCGGGTGATACAGACGTAAGTTTGGAGACCCAACGCGATTTAGCCAATAGAATTTATAATGGAGATAAGGCTTGTAAAGACTGTGGAAGGCGTTTAGACCCCGTACAATCATTACTTAACGAACTGTGTGCTTCCTGCCAGCGCAGAAAGCATTACTCCCTTTTGAAAGGCGGAATGGTATGACCGTTCGCAAAGCAATGTCATCAAATGTAGCCCTAGAAATGGGAGCTACAGACGGTAAGTATCGTAAGCGCCGTCCAAATACAACAGTCGCACCTGCACAGGGTGACGAGCTAGTCGTCAAGAACCGCGCTGGACTGCACCCTTACATGAATTATGGCTTTATCAATTCAGAGGAAACCAGCCAGGTTGTGCCTGCAGGTAACTAGTGCACAAGTCAGAAGATCAATTCAATACCGATTATGTTGCTAACAACTCGGTTCGTAAAACTATTGGATACGCAGGACGCCAAACTTTAAATGTAAGTCCAAACCGTATGACGGACCTCGATACTGCCCCAAACAGCATATTTAGTAATCCTAAAGTAAGCGCAAGTATTCCTACAGGAAAAGATAATACGCCTACTATCGTTTCTACTGCTACGGGTGATACTTTACAAGAAGCGTATAATAAAGCTTCGGATGAAAGAACTAATAAACTTGCTAGCGGTGCCATTTGGCAAGAGCGCAAAGAACAAGATGAACGCTTAGAAAAGTGGGATAGAAGTCAAGAAGCAAGAGGCAATATGCCAAAACGTAGGGTAGTAAAAATAAGGAGCGACAAATAATGGCTGAAGACCGCGCCCACAACCCAGCTCGTAAGCCTTTGGTTTCCGATGCTTTAGCTCGTGCCTTTCAGGTTACTAAAGGCATGACCCCAGAAGAAGCTGCAGACCAAGTACAAGCTTGGAACGCAAAGTTTAAAGGTAAAGAGCGCTCACCTCGCCAAGAGGGTACATCTGATGTAAATTCTACAAACTCTATGGGTGATTAAGTATAAAAATGTGAAGTAATTCACATAAATTATGATAAGATTCACCCTATGGTTTATGATTTAGCGCAATTTAAAAAAGCAGAAGTAGACCCCAATGAACCGCATATGCGATTGCTTAAGTGCATTAAATGCCGTTCTATTGAGGAAGTGCCTGAGTACGAAGGTCCAGAGGGCGGTAAGAACACAGCGGAGTTTGACCTAACCCAGAAGTTTTTTACCGACCAACACGTTAGTAAGGGCTGCACTCGCGAAGACTTCATCACTATTGACCTTCCTAAGCGTTTTTGGATTATTCCAAAGGTAAAGGAAAGTATTATTGCGCAACTAAACGATGGCGCTCAAGGACTAGATGTATTTGGAACTAACTTCTACAATGTAAAAGCTAACTTCACAGCAGATGCCATGAATTGCTGGATGAAGGAACACGCTCAAACTAACGACTGTGCTGATTACAAGTCTGATAAAAAACTAATCAAACCTGATACGGCAAAAGAGCGCCTTGAAGCTGGGCTAGAGAAAGAAAGCCGTGGTCCAAAGGTATACATCTGTGACTACTGCCCTGTTAAATCTATTGTTCAGAAAAAGGCTTTTACTAAGAAACGTCTATACGATTAAAAACAGCGTACTACCAGTATAATAGCTGAGTGGATATCTATAAGTTACTAGCTGAAAAAGCTTCCCCTATATCCATAGAGCCGTCTGAAACATCATACTTTAGTATTTCTAGCGCCGGATTAGATCCTCGTCTATTTAGAGAAGGTAAACTAATCCCACATGTGCGCTCAATGATCCTTAGAATCTTATTTGAGCACTTAAAGGCCCATTACTATAACCCAGAGGCTTACACCCATGTCTGGCTGGCTGGTTCTGGAGTTAGCTACCAATGGACAGCTGCTCGTAAACCTGCTGATTTGGACTGTTTAATTGGAATAAACTACCTATCTTTCCGTCAAACTAATCCAGAATACAAGTCATTGAGTGATAAGCAGATAGCTGATATGTTCAATGCAGACTTTAGATCAGCGCTACATCCTCTGACAGAGAACTTTCTAGATGCTTACGAGCTTACCTTCTTCGTTAATGTAAACACAGATATTCGTGCTATCAAACCATATGCGGCTTACTCATTGACTAACGATGACTGGACTGTGTACCCAGAGTTAAAAGCTCCACCAAAGAATAAGTCTTGGGAAGAAAAGACAGCCAAAGATACATCCAAAGC